TTACTAGGTACAAGAACGCTATATGCACAAGAAGTAGACTTTAGTACAGTTGAAACAAAATGGAAGACCTGTGCAGCGTGTCACGGTAATAAAGCAGAAGGTAAGCCAGGCTTTCCAGGACTTAGCTTTCTAGAAGAAGATCAAATTACAGAAGCACTGCAAGACTATAAGAATATGATTCACCGTGGCGACATGAGTGGTATTATGTTTGGCCAAGCAGCAACACTAAGTGACGAGGAAATTGTTCTTATGTCAAATTACATTAAAGAGGGTTTAGCGAATGAGTAATGTACAATCATTTGTAATGACATTCAGTTTAATGGTGCTATTAGCAGGCGCACGAGCCGATGCAGCAGAAATTGATTATGCAGAAAATGTAGCGCCCATCTTTGTAGAGCAGTGTCAGAGTTGCCACAGAAAAGGCGGTATCGCACCGTGGGCAATGACTGACTACAGAATGCTTCAAGCATTTGCGCCTGCAATCAAAGAAGCGGTTACATCACTAGAGATGCCACCTGGACAGATCAATCGTAAGTATGCAGATGTTATTATCAATCACAGAACGCTTAGTGATTTGGAGATGGATACGATTGTAGAGTGGGTCAACGCAGGAGCACCTGTTGAAGGCGACAGAGATCCGCTAACTGAAACAGTGTATTCAGAATCAGAGTGGGTACACGGTGAGCCAGATATGATTGTTGAAGTACCACCGCAAGAGATTCCTGCAGGTCCTAGTGCTATTCCATATCGTTATGTAGGTGTAGACTTGGGTCTTACAGAAGATAAGTGGCTACGAGGATCAGAGTTCTTGCCTTCAGAGCCTACTGTAATGCATCACATGCTGAACTCAGTGTCAGTACCAGGAGAAAGAAACAGAAACATTCTTGGTACACAAGGCGGCGAACAGCAGAACATGGACTATGCAAGCGTGAGTGCGTATGTTCCAGGCGGTGATCCAGATTTCTATGATGAGAACACAGGCGGCCTATTGCGAGCAGGCAGTAAGGTAAATCTACAGCTACACTATACGCCTGACGGTACTCCTAGAACTGACAAAGCACGAATCGGTTTGTACTTTCATGATGAAGGCGTAGTCCCAGAAGAGAGAATGGCAGGTGACTGTGCTTGTATCTTCCCTGACAAGTGGACACCGATTCCACCATACGATCCTAACTTTGTACAAACATCAGAGATCACACTAAAGAATGATATCATGTTGCACACATTCTTACCGCACATGCATTTCCGTGGTAAGAGTATGAAAGCAACGGCAATCTATGCTGATGGCACAGAAGAAGAATTGATTGATATTCCTAAGTACGATTATGCTTGGCAACTTTCATATACATGGAAAGAGCCTAAGTTTATTCCTGCAGGAACTCGCTTGTTTGTAGAGGGTGCGTTTGATAACTCAGCAGATAATCCAATGAATCCTGATCCAAGCAGACTAGTTCCATGGGGACAGATGAGCGAGGATGAAATGTTCTTTGGTGCATTTACTTGGAAGAATGTAGAATAATACAACAGTCAATTTGAAACTGTTTTTACAAATTCATTTGTAACAATGTGAATACAGTGCTAAATATATGCATGTTATTCTGTGCTAACAAGATATTAAAAGCGACTCTGGCAGTGTCATTGTCGCTTTTTTCTTTTTATACATCCGCACAAGAACTTAATTTATATCTACCCAAAGATATTAATTATAATATTTGCATAGAAGATAGCCAACTCTGCACTGATATCGAAAAACACACACATCGTTTTATACTACCTCAATTCACGTTTGATCACAGACAATTACCACCCACCAAAAATCAATGGCGACTTTTCTGGGTACTGCAAGCAATTGATGTGTACGCAACCGCAACAGCACTGGACTACGACTGTGTCACAGAAGTTAATCCCATCTTTGGAAATAGACCCTCCACCACAAAGTTGATAGAAATCAAATCAGCTATACTGTCAACAAGTTTATTGCTTGGCACAGATATGACGTCAGCTGACATCTACAGTGTAAACACTGTTTATACATACATCGCCGTCAACAACCTAGATATTTTGTATAGAGCTAGAAAAGCATGCAATAAAGTCAGATAAATATTACTATGAAATGGTTATACAGCGGATGGGCTGTGGCAGTAACAATAATTTTATTAGCAACTTTACGCATTGCAGATCCAACTCCTGTGCAAAGTTTGCGCTCGCAAACATTTGACGCACTACAACAACTAGATCAACCCAAGCAAAGCAACGAAGTTGTGGTGATAAACATTGGCGAACGCAGTTTACAGACTTGGGGGCAGTGGCCCTGGCCTAGGCAAAACTTTGCTCAGATGATATCAGATCTCAGAAATGCCAACGCTGGCATAATTGGTTTGAACATGATGTTCCCAGAGCCAGATAGATTCGCCGGCGACCCTGTGCTGGCAAGTTGGATCAATGACAACGGCATAGTGTTAAGCCAGACTCCATCAGCCAGAGGAGTGAGAAACACAGGCCCACATATTGGCACAGCCACAATAGGCCCTGCACCAGCCACAGATTACTTGCTGGCGTGGCCTAATCTTGTGACCAACATAGAGCAACTGGAATCAGTAGCAGACGGCATAGGAGTAATAGCAAGTGCTCCACAACCGGATAATCAGACGAGAACTTATCCCTTGGCTGTTAGTGTAGAAAACAAAATATACCCATCGTTTGCTATTGAATTATTACGGGTATACACAGGTAAGCCAAGTTATGTTCTCAAAACATCTGACGTTGGAGTACAGGAATTTGCTGTACCTCCATTTGATCCGATTGTGACACAGACCGACGGAACTGCTTATATTCGTTTCAATAACCAGTTTGAAGAATATGAGTACACAGATGCAAGTGAACTGCCTGACTTAGGCGGAAAGTTTGTTATAGTGGGAGTAAGTGCAGAAGGTGTTGCCAATCCGGTTCCCACTCCGGTAGGCAACACATTACCACAGCACATACAAGCGTCTATGCTACAAAACTTTATAGACGGTAGTAACATTACCAGATCAGACTTATCGTCGCTTACAGAGCTTGTGTGTGCGTTGTTGAGCATGGTATTAGTTGCTCTAGCAATATATAAGTTGCCCGTATGGGCAGGATTGTTTACTACAGTAAGCATTATAGGGTCTATTGCTTATTATACTGTACATTCTTATACTGCAAACTTAGTTTTATTTGATGCTACTTTCCCTGCAATAGCAACTTTTTTAATATTTACACAAGCAAGTTTCAACAACTTTTGGATACAGTTCAAACTGAGACAGGAAATAGAAAAGCAATTTGCTGGCTATTGCTCGCCAACTGTGGTTCGTATGCTACAGCAAAACCCTACACTGATCAAAGAAGGCATGAAGCGTGAGATCAGTATTTGCTTCTCAGATTTGCGTGGATTCACCCCGCTAGGAGAAAGTTTTGGAGATGATGTACAAGGACTTACAAAATTAATGAATGAATACATGGATGCAATCACGCAACCTGTATTGGATGCAGACGGAATGATTATCAAGTACATTGGTGATGCCAGCATGCATGTGCACAATGCACCCAACGACGATGCTGACCATGCACATTCAGCTGTGCAAACAGGGTTAGACATGTTAACAGCAGTGGAGAAGTTTAATGATAAGATCACATCACAAGGAAGGCCACCAATTGGTATGGGGGCTGGTATTAACACTGGGCTTGGTTATCTCGGTGAAATGGGCTCTACAAGCAGACATAGTTATGATGTACTTGGTGACAGCGTTTCAACTGCTGCACGAATTGAGTCTAAATGCAAAGAGTACGGGTGTCTTTTATTGGTAGGCGGTAGCACATACGAACAAACAAAAAACGATTTTTTCTATCTTAAGGTAGACGACTTAGCAGTAAAAGGAAAAAGTGTGGGAATTGCTATTTATACTGTGCTGTGCACAGATGAATGGATGATGAAAAACACCAATTGGGCTATGCCTCAGCAAATACATGAAAAAATGCATGAAGCGTATCGTGCACAACAGTTTAATGCCGCAATTCGTTATTGCCATGCTCTTGAGACAGAGTTCGATGGCAAAATGAAAGATTACTACGATATGTGGATTGAGAGATGCGAGTATATGAAAACGCAGCAGTTGCCTGCAGACTGGAACGGTGTGTTTATAGCAACCACTAAGTAGTTTTTATTCTTCTGGACTCCAGTGCTTTAGTTTTGTTATTGTGTTTGCATATTCTAGTAAATCAGAACGCAACCTCCTCAAATGCAACATCTGTATGGGCTCTGCGATCTCTGCAGAAGAATACAGAGGAGCATATTGATTTAATATCTGATCAACACGCTTTCTATCAGTAAGAATAGCGTCTAGTAATCTGTGATGAAATTCGTTTTCGGTCAAGACAGCATTCATCCATATGTGTCTAGGATTTTCACTTGAATAAGACATTACGATTTCACGAGCATCATACACTAATGCCCGCACCGGATTAATATTACTTCGAAATCTAGCCATCACTGCTGGGAAGTACCACCCAGGATCTCTGGTTCGCTGATCTTTTATGAATGCAGCATACTCTCGTATGAAATTATCTGTTAAGTCTTCTTCGTTTTCTGATAATAATTTAGTAAAATGTGCAATGAATTTGTCTGCAATACGTTGGTGCTTTAGGGACAGATGTTCACGAGCAGACTCGATATCCGATAAAGTATATGTGCCATTTATAAACGTATCTGGTATAGTTTTATTTCGCTGAAATTTATTTAATTCTGATGCTATGCGAGCAGCAGTAAAGTGTATGATTTCTTCCATAGTTCATTATTTATTGACATTGTAGCGAAAGTATAGTGTGCAGTTTAGTCACTCCATCATTACGCTCTAATGTCGCCCGGCAACCTTCGTGTAAGGGCTTGGGCCAAACACCTATGTCTACCCAAGCATATCCTGCGCTCTCGCTGTTCAATGAGGGCATAAATTCCTTTTCGACAACATATGCAAAACTGTGATACATAAATTTTTTGTCCCGACTCTGGTATGTGTCCAGCGGATTTAATTTTTGCATTTCTGGTACGAAGCCAATTTCTTCTTTTAGTTCTCGTTGTATTGCTTGATAAGGAGTTTCCTTCTTTTCTAATGTACCGCCAAAGAAGCCCCATGTGTGTTTGTGCTTTTTGTTACTGTTCCTCAACTGCAACAAGCATCGTCCCGTATCTATGGACAGGAATAACACTCCACTGGCTGTTATACGTTTAGAATCCAATATCCTGGGTTGTAAATTCCCTCGTGCGAACTTGTCCACTGACTGTTTTCCCATTTAAATTGTTTTTGTGTGTAGTTGTTCTTGATATAGTACACATTATCTATTTCGTTGTCTGAACTGAACACTACTTGCCATTCGCTACCAGTAAATTCGATGATGTCGTTGGCTACAGCAGATATGCCCCAACTGCTTCCTTGTATTTCTTCTGTCAGTAAGTATCGTTGTCCAATTGCAGGAGCTGATAAATTACCATCTCCTGGGTAGCTGTTAGTAGGATCTACAATTCTTGTTAAATCAGCTAATGTGTCACCGGGCAATGTGTCGCTGTCCAGCGTAAAAATCAGTTTTGTTGGATCTATTGTGTTTCTGACCACTGTGCCTGTTATGAACATGTCTGTAGATGAAATATCATTGGATAAATTCAGTTGCAAAGAACTCCCCGGAGTTAGTGGTATGTCTTCCAAGTCTACTGCTTCAGTACCGGCAGTGCCTGTTTTTCCTTGAGGACTTAGTACTTCTAACAAATCATTCCAATTTGCTAAGATAGTGCCGTTATCTTTGTACAAGGTTGCTTCTGAGCCGATCACTTCTACTCTATAATTGTTAGGACTTATTGTATGTACCTGAAATTGATTGTCCAATGTTCTAAAGAAATCGTAAATGTCTTCATCATAGCCTAGATCTTGTATATTACTTGTGTCTGTGATATTTGTGACAATTGTGTTGATAATTTTTTGGCGTTTAACTTTCGCCGGCGGATTCAACCATATGGGTAACGTGAATGTGAGAGTTGCAATATCAATAGTTTCGTCAACTCCTGCAGGTATACTTCGGTTGCTCCATTGTATGTCAGTTAATTCAACTTCGAACAACGATGTCCAGTCCAGTGGATTAGTACTAGATTGTAATACTAAACTGGGATTGAACAGAATTAGTATTTGTTCTAATATCTGTAACTTTTGATCAGTATTGCCTGACCATATATCAACGTTCATTGTGAGGTTGTACGGCACTGGCATATATCTGTCAGTGGTGTATAAATTACCTGGAAATTTGTTTTCTTCAGTGCTGTTTACGTAACTCTGTGCAGTAGAGTCATACTGTCTTTCTGCAATTTGCACCTTGTCCACGAGTAACGGGTCAGCTGCTCGGTCTCTGGCGATCAATAAGGAAGAGATACTGCAAGCCATGAACGGTGTAGAACCTACTAAATTTTCACTTCCTTTTTTGAGGATGTGACCCACCATCCTGTTCATGTCTGCATATCTAACTGGAATTCGATTATAGTATTCTACACCATCTCTCAGACCTTCTTTGACACTGAACCCGCCAAAAATTCTCATAAATTGTAACAAGTAGCGTCTTAACTGTTCGTCGTACCAATAATCCATGTTAGTCTGCCTTTGGCTTTACTGCTTTGCTTAAATTAGTTTTTTCTGGCTGAGATGTGCCGTCTGTATTTATAGTGACAGTACTGTTGTTTATGAACGATGTGAGCACTTTGTTTGCGGCACTCCATACTTGTTTGTTGTCATCGCTAATACGTTTCCACGTATTCCCAGACTTTTGAAAAAGTCTGTGCGGAGAAAAATCTGTTCTCAAAAAATAATCCCCATTGGTCGCAGACTGCGGAAAACTTTCGCCACTGCCCACAATGCTTATACCGTTTGGCGGCTCACCGTCACCAGGAAAGTAAACACCTGGTTTGTCGTGGCTATCCGGGTCCACATACAGATGTCCGCCTTCGTAATACCCGATGTCTTGTGGAATTTCTTCGTTAGCCATCTGCATTACTTTGTCCGATACAGCCAATTCTGTGCTGTATGTGCTGAGTATATTTCTCAGATCGTCTGCGTTCTCACCAGTACCCAAGATATCCCGATATTCGGGGCTGTCTGTGATGTTAGATAACTTGACTTTCCACAAATGAGGCCACCATCTAGCATCGTAGCCTTCTGCTGGTCTACCAGCATCACCGACTACAAAAAATCGATTTGTCGCTTCACCGCCATCCAATAATAAGTCGTCACGTAAATGCGGTAATTCTAATACATCGCCAGGCATAAGTCTGCGCCCGAGTGCTTCCGCTATAGTGTTCATGTGAAAAGTCATACTCAAGCCCTGATCAGCAACAAATAGACCAAACTGCGTGAGATCAAACTCGGGGTCAGCTATATTGTATGCGCCCCTTAGTTCGTATATGTTTTCGTCGTATTTTCTGTCTCGGTTCTCCAAAAATAACACGTCTTGTATGTATGTATCTCCAGATCCTATACTACTACTAGTGTCGTCTTGATATGTGCCAATATATTTGTGCACATACACACCTGTACCACCGGCATTAATGCTTTCTGCAACAATATTATCAATAAAGTTGTGATCGTTTGTTTTGTGTTGATTCCATAAACTTAGTCTTGGCATAATACGCTCTTTTATTTAATAAACTTTCCGTCTAGGTGTAAATTTTTATAATATTCGAAACTGTACGCAGGGTTTCCAGATATTCGTAAAGTGCACCTCGAAGAATTAGCGTTAAACAGCCTGTGCCAACCGGCGGTGTTTATGCAAAACGGACTCTCGTAGCCGCTAAGTTCTTCTGCTACAGTGAAATGATCGTCCCATACACCACCCCTTGCCATATGATCATCTGTAGATCTAAACATAAGACCTTCAAACGATTTATTAAAGAATTCTTGCGGAATAGACGAGGCGTCGTTGGGTGTATTTTTAAACAGCTGGGTGTATGTTTGTTCGATATGCGTAACCAGCTCGTCTGAAATCGTTGCAAACTGTACTTTTGTTGTGTCTTTTGCACTTTCGCCGTAAACTCGAAAATTTACATACAGTTCATTCCTCCATCTATTCAATATGTCTGGAAAAACTGATCTAGGTGTTTCAGTGTGCCAGTCTTGTACATCCCCAGGGGTAGTTATTTTGGTACATAATAGACTTACATTAATTATTTTCTTTCCAGTATGTCCTATAGAAACCACCGGACGTACAAAATCTGGATGAAAAGTATCGTTCATATATTCCCATAGCAATCTCTGGTATTTTTTAGAGTGCACATAGCCGGTATTTGCAACATGTGTTGATTTGGATACAGTCTCTGTTGTAGACACACTATTAGATACGGAGTCAGTAGTCCCCCATGCACAATTTGTTGTGTGCAGCAATTGCTTAACTGGTTCGACGGTTACTTCGCTGTATCTAGACTCTATTATTCTGATATCATCTTCGTCTAATAATTCTTCGGGTGTAAACGGTAGTTCTAGTTGTGGTAGTTGGAAGTAATAATCATTCATACACATATTTATCACTTTATAAAAATATATGAAATAACTCAGAGTAGATAAATACTCCTTAAAACACGCTGTTTCAGCTTAACAATTCACGCTTTAAGATAAATAAAGTTATGAGCAATTATAACTGTAAGCGTTGTGGCGAAACAAATCCAGACAATTTTTATAAAAGTAATGGTGCAAAGACCAAATGTAAAAAATGTCATACAATGGAAACACACCATCGCCAACGAATGATGAAAATTAAAGCAATCGAGTATTTAGGCAGTACATGCCAGGACTGCGGTACTACCGGTGTTCCTGCAATTTTTGATTTTCATCATAAAGATCCAGCTGAGAAAGAGTGGAGCTGGGGAGACAAAAGAACAAGTAATTGGGAAAATTTAAAAAAAGAGATTGACAAATGTGTTCTTTTATGTTCTAATTGTCATAGAGTTAGACATGATTCAGAGTGGCGTGAAACATTGGTTGAACATCACCCCATGTTTGATACGAAGTAATGGAGAGGTGGCCGAGTGGCTTAAGGCAGCAGGTTGCTAACTTGTCGTACGATGAAAGTCGTACCGAGGGTTCGAATCCCTCCCTCTCCGCCATTTCTATAGATAGTGATCTTACATGAATATGAAAACAGCTTGGGCATTTGGCGGTAAAAATAATCCGTGGATCCACAGTGTTTGCGACGGATTTGATACAACATTTTTCGGTAGGCATAATGTGGATTATACTGATGTCAACAGTTTTATAAATTCTCATCCAACTCCTCCGGACATTATTGTGTACAATATCAGCAACGCCGGCCACGACCCGGATTATGAAAAAATTACAACGTCTGATGTTCACTTTGAAAGATTGCACAATATCATAGATTCGACCTACCGATTCCAGCTGAACTTGTTGGAGTGGTTCTTTGGCAATTTTGAGAATAAGAGATTATTGTGGATCACTAGTATGGAACCTTATAATATGTATCCATCTGAGGATGTCAATGAATTTGACGGTGATATATTGCTGTACAGACAGGTTCGGGCATTAGAACATCAGGCGATATACCAGCAAAATATCAAACCCAGTAATGTAAACAAAAATAATACTGCATTGGGAGTATGTGTTGCAAATAACCAAGACGATATTGTTACAAAATTGAATTCAGTTTTGAAAGAAGATTTGTTTGACCACGGTGTTATTGGATTACTGGACAACTCTCCAATGACCGCTGATTATCTGTCTGCTGTGACAGCATCGTTGATCACTGTTAACGTAAAATCCTAAACCAAATTTCAGTGTTTACGAATTATATACACCACTAAATACCAGACTAGTTCAACATCTACATGCAGGAAACGAAATAAGGGACATACACATGGGAAGCAAACGGAATTACACAGAAGATCAAGTACGCCAGTTACAGGGATCTGTTAAAATTGAACACACACTGGCTAAGATGGGTGCTAACAAGTTAAGATCGTTATTAGAAAATAATCCTTATATAAATACATTTGGAGCGTACAACGGGCAACAGGCGGTGCAACATGTCAAAGCAGGACTCGAAGCAATTTACTTATCTGGATGGCAAGTCGCCGCCAGCGCAAACACCAACTTGGAGGTCTATCCTGATCAGAGCTTGTATAGCGTTGATAGTGTTCCTAGTGTGGTCCGTAGTATTAATAATGCATTCCGTCGCCAAGATCAAATCGAAGTTCTTGAGGGCAACAAAGGATTTAATTTTGCGCCGATCATCGCAGATGCAGAAGCAGGATTCGGCGGAGCATTAAATGCATATGAGCTTGCAAGGAATCTTATTGAAGCGGGCGCAGCGGCAGTTCACTTCGAGGATCAAGTTGCGGCAGAAAAAAAATGCGGGCACTTGGGAGGAAAAGTTCTCATCCCTACTAGTCAGGCTATACGAAATCTTAATTCCGCCCGCCTTGCTAGTGACGTTGCTGGCACCGATACTGTTATTATTGCTCGCACTGATGCAGAATCTGCCAAGTTAATCTCCAGTGATATCGACGAAGTAGACAGACAGTTTATCACAGGCGAGCGCACTGAGGAAGGCTTTTATAAATTGCAAGAAGGCAGAGGACTAGACTACGGCTGTGAGCGTGGACAAGCATACGCAGAATACGCAGACCTTGTTTGGTGTGAGACTTCTAAACCTTGCCTCAAAGAAGCCAAGTATTTTGCTGATGCAGTCAGAGGCGCACATCCAGACCAAATGTTGGCATACAATTGTTCTCCCAGCTTTAATTGGCGCAAAAGCATTCCTGGCGATCAAGAGCTTGCTGAATTCCAAAGCGAGCTGGGCAAGCTAGGTTTCAAATTCCAGTTTATCACGCTTGCTGGATTTCACGCCACTAATTATGCTGTACACGATTTTGCTTATAAATACAAGCAGTCGGGTATGCTGGCTTATAGTAATTTGCAGGAAGCAGAATTCGCTGCAGAAGAACGAGGTTACACCAGCACAAGACACCAGCGTGAAGTTGGCGTTAGTTATTTTGATGCGATAAGTCAAGCAGTGGGAGCAAACAGTGTTGCGGCAATGGCAGACAGCACAGAAAGCGATCAATTTTAAAAATACAAGCGGGTGTAGCTCAGTGGTAGAGCCCTTCGTTGCCAACGAAGCTGTCGTGAGTTCGAATCTCATCACCCGCTCCAGCTTATAGGAAGGATTGTTGAACCTCACAGAAAAAATTAACGAAAGAATGGATCAATTGCAAGCATGGATGGAAAGTGATTACCACTTAACAAACAGTGATACGGTATACGAACACACACTGTCCATCAGCAAGTTCTGGTCTGTGTTGTCAGAGGAAGACAGAGATTATTTGCAATGTGCACAGCATGCATGTGAGGAGGCTCTCCCTTGGGGAGATCCAAACAGTTAAATTTTGGGGGCTGTAGCTCAGTTGGGAGAGCGCCAGATTTGCATTCTGGAGGTCGTGGGTTCGATCCCCTCCAGCTCCACCATTTTTATAAGAGGTATAGATGAATAAGGAAACGGTTACTTGGGTCCATCACTGGACTGACAAAACGTTCAGTTTTAAAACAACTAGGAACAGGAGTTTTAGGTTTCGTAATGGTGAATTTGCAATGATTGGGCTAATGGTAGATGATAAGCCTTTGCTGAGAGCATACAGTATTGCTAGTGCAAATTACGAGGACGAACTAGAATTTTTAAGTATTAAAGTGCCTGACGGCCCGCTCACAAGTCGATTACAACATCTCAAAGTGGGCGACGAGGTTTTATTAATGCCCAAGTGCACCGGCACGTTGCTGATTGATAATCTAACACAAGCAAAAAATTTATACTTACTGTCAACGGGAACCGGGCTTGCACCGTTCCTCAGCATAATCAGAGATCCTGAAACATACGAAAAGTTTGAAAAAGTTGTAGTAGTGCACACTACTCGTACTCACGCAGAGCATACTTACACAGACTTAATGGCAGAATTGTCTGAAACATTCCCGCTGGAATATTATGACACCTGCACCCAGGAAGAATACGATCGGGTCGGCCGATTTTGGGAACACGAGCACCAGTTCACAGATAACGGATTTAATAAGGACACTGATCGTGTGATGGTTTGCGGCGGCCCCGAAATGAATTATCAATGCAGATCTTTTTTTGAAGAAATTGGTTGGCAAGAGGGAAATTTGGGTGAGCCTGGAGATTTTGTTTTAGAACGTGCATTTGTTGATTAATTGATTAATAGAGTACAGTATGGAACTTCCGCATAAAGATCCAATCAAATTCATAGATAATTTTGATCTATTACCAGACGGCACAGTGTCAGCATCATACACGATTCCGTTGAATCATCCTGTATTCCAAGGACACTTCCCGCACATTTCTGTATGGCCCGGTGTGCATTTAATTGAAGGTATGAACCAAACTGCTGGACTACATGCACTCAATCTAGCCAAAAAAATATCTAACACAGATATCGATCCGACTAAAATAATAACATTCGTGACCAGTGTGGACAAAGTGAAGTTTCGACAGCCTTGCTTTCCCGGAGACCAACTTCGGTATACAGCAGAGCTAGTAAGAGAACGATCTGGTCATTTATTTTATGAATGTGTAGTGTACAAGGATAGCCGGCGTATTTCATCAGCAACAATTGGGTTAACTGCTAAAAAGCTGTAAAAATACCTGTTGACAATACTTTTTTGTGAACTTATAATAATTACCTTGTATTAATATCGCAATATACGGAAAGAGATCATGGCAAAGCGTAAAAGCAAAGAAATATATTTAATGCCCGAGCCCAAGTGGAAGGAAATTAACACTGTTCCAGAAGACAAGCTCGATCAAATGTGGAGAGGGTTTGAGTATTTTGTGCATTACGAAGTTAATGATAAAAAACAAGTAAGTGCATTACAAGAATGGCTAGATAAAGAAAGCGGCTTGGACAAAGACGTTGTTAAGAAATTAAAAAGAGTCCCAGACGTGTGGTTTAGTTGTTTTGGCAAGTACTGTTATATCTGGCAAAAGTCAGGATTTATGCCAGAGAAAGCCAAAGCGCATATTCTAGCTAATGTACCTTTATTATTGGATAAGGCTGCAGAAGTTTTAGAGAAAGCAACTGAGACGGTGTCTACAAAGCCCAAAATAACCATACAGCAAAGAATGCGTGAACAAGTAGCAGATCTCTGCGGAACTTGGGAAGGCTACGTAGACGAGCTTGTACAGGGCGAAATGGATGTTAAGAAGTTCGACCCTTATAGAGAAATGCAATCGTATGCAGAGGGTGTTATTAAACCAGCGCATGCAAAGATTATCAAAGACATGTACGAAAATCAATATAATGAAGCTGTGGAAGTTGTCAAGTGGCAAGACGAAGAGATAAAGGAAGCATTTTCTCATATTAGTTCTTCTATGAGAAAGCAGCTTCTATCCTTTTACGAAAAAATCAACACTGCATGCGACACAATGATTAATACTGGTAAGGCACAACGCAAAACCCGTAGACCTAAAGCAGTCAGCAAGGACAAGCTGGTGTCTAAGTTAAAATTCCAAGTCAATGACAGTGATTTGGGCATAGCAAGTATTAATCCGTCAGACATCATAGACGCATCGGAAGTATGGGTATACAACACTAAAAACAGAAAGGTAGGTGTTTATCGTGTTGCAGGTTTAGCAACTGGACTGAGTGTGAAAGGCACGACACTACAGAATTTTGACACAGTAAACAGTGTGCAAAAAACATTACGTAAACCAGCAGAGCAAATTAAAAATTGGACTGGCACAAGTAAGATGAAGTTTGCTAAAGCATTCAAAGAACTTACAACCACAGACACCACATTAAATGGTCGCCTCAATGATACCACAATCATATTAAAAGCCTTTTAATAGTCTAGCTTACCTGCAATAAGATAAATAGTGTTATGAACACTAGAATAGATAATGGCGGGTACGACTCCAGAGACGATCTAATACGTGAGCTTCAATTACGGTTGGGGCACGGCATGGTTGATGTGGAATTAGACAGAGATCACTATGATATTGCTATCAGAAAAGCACTGTCTAAATACAGACAACTGAGCTCCGGTTCTGTAGAGGAAAGTATTGTTTGGATACAAACGCAACCCGATGTGACCAAATATACTCTACCCAACGAAGTCATTGATGTAAAAAGATTGTACCGCAGAGGCGTAGGAACTAATAGCGGCGGCGGCACAAACTTTGATCCGTTTGATGTAGCATTCAATAACATGTACATGCTACAAGCTGGGCAGTTAGGCGGTCTAGCAACATTCGATGCATTTGCACAATACAAAGAAAACATTGGTCGAATATTTGGAAGCGAGTACAATTTCACATTCAATCGTAACACAAAAGAATTAACCATTTTGCGAAATGTGAGACACGGCGAGGATGTAGCTGTGGGATCATACAACTTTATTCCGGAAAGCGTGTTGTTAAAAGATGTTTATGCAAGTCCCTGGTTATCTAATTTTGCACTAGCCCAAGCCAAGTATATGCTGGGCGAAGCACGTAGTAAATTCACCAGTGGTCTTCCTGGCCCTGGCGGCGCAGTCACGCTCAACGGTGATGCACTAAAACAAGAAGCGGTATCTGAGATGGAAACACTTATTACTGAGATACACAACATGGAAGAAGGTAATAGCCCGCTCGGCTTCGTAATAGGTTAACGTATGATGCGTTTGGATTCTTCGCAACTGTATCTTGAAATACCTGAGATACACTTACCTGAGAAATTTCATAACACAACAGAGCCTTTTGTAACACCACAATATCAGCAAGCTATGGATTTTATATCAGGTGCTAACTTTGGAACAAAGACAAGCATGATAGATACCACATCTAGTTCTACCTGGGAAGTGTCTGCCATACATCCCAGTATCAACAAAGAGTTAGTGGCTTGGTGCAGGAAGACATTTAGTTTGCAGTTCACCGCAGGTGTGTTTATAAGAACCGGCCCAGATTCTATTGGTCCTTGGCATTGCGAAGGGCCGTTAATGAAAGGTCGACAGTGTGCTCTTAACTTTTTAGTACAGTCTGAGGAAGGGCACTCCAAAGCACAATGGGGAGTACACAAGCACATTGATATTCACCCAAATCAGATAGAAAAACATTTCGCCGGCTCGGTAGACGACACTGATGTAGAAATAATAGGCGAATATGTTGGTCAAACGTTTGTACCGTTTTTTTATAACACAGCTTGCTTGCACAGATCGTTTAACACATCTGCTGACACATACAGGACTATATTGTCTATGTGCTTACCCAGCGAAATTGGCATAGAACATGTGCAAAATTTATACAGCAAAGGCAAATTACTAAAATAGGTTGTTTTTAAAAAAACAGTTGACACACGCACAAAATAATATATAATATACACATAAACACCGGAAGAACATATCATGATTATAGGCATTACTGGATTAATTGGCTCAGGCAAAGACACTGTAGCTAAATTATTTGTAGAACAATACAATTGTGTACAGGACAGCTTTGCGTCTCCTTTAAAGGATATGTGTGCAACTATTTTTGGTTGGCCTCGAGAAATGCTCGAAGGAGACACAATTGAGAGTAGGGATTTTAGAGAAACGCCTGACCTCTATTGGACTAAAAAGTTGTCCATTGACAGTTTTACTCCTCGACTAGCTTTACAGTTGTTGGGGACTGATATCATGCGCACTCATTTCAACGAAAATATATGGCTGAACAGCTTAGAATATCGCATGCGAAAAATGTCCACCACAACCAAGTGTGTTGTGATCAGTGATGCTCGATTTGTAAATGAACTTGATCTCATAAGATCACTTGGTGGAGTAGTACTCAATGTTAAACGAAACGAATTACCAGACTGGCATCAGTACGCAGTCAAAGCAAATGTAGACGGACATGTGCCGTCACGCCACATCATGAATACCAGATTCAAGCATGTACATCAAAGTGAGTGGAACTGGATTGGTTATGATTTTGATTATTGTATCGAGAATAACGGTACATTAGACGACTTGAAGGATAGAATTTCTGTGCTGAGAGAAGAAATCTTCCGCAGAAACCTCAGAGCAATTTAAAAAATCTTTTATTTATCAAAAACCCTCAAAAGTTGTGCACCCCCCTTTTAAATAATACGGTTTTCTGTTGATTTAGATAAATATCTACATACTATACTATTGTTAACATATAGGATACAATAAAGTATTTAGATAGGAGATATAAAATGGCAGAATTAGTATCACCTGGTGTAAGTATTAGTGTAACAGACGAGTCGTTTTACGCCTCTGCTGGCGCAGGTACAGTTCCTTTAATCATTATCGCCACAGCGCAGGACAAAGCCAGTCCTGACGGCGCAGGAACTGCTGCATATACTACTAGTGCTGAAGCAGGACAATTAAAATTAATAACAAGCCAGCGCGAGTTATTACAGAATTTTGGTAACCCATCATTCTATTCAAGTGGAAGCACTCAACTAAACGGTTATGATCTTAACGAATACGGACTATTAGCAGCTCACAGTTTCTTGGGCCTAGCAAACAGAGCGTATGTGCTGAGAGCTGATGTTGATCTAGGTGAGCTAGAGGCTTCTGCTAAATCCCCAAGCGGTGCCACAGCAGACGGTGCACATTGGGTAGACATCGATGACTCCAGATATGGCTTACGAGAGTATCAATCTGGTGCATGGGTTAAGAAAGACGTTAAGGTTTGTGAAAAGGGTGATGTACGTGTTACTGGCGAACCAAAGCAGTCATTTGGCTTGAACAGTGATTATGCAGTAGTTGCAGTTACTTCAGCAGGCGAAGCTGCAAGCGTATTAAAGTTTTATGAAAAGTTCAGTGACGACTGGTATGAAATCGGTTCTACCAGCTGGGTTGCTGCAACAAGTGGCGATTTCCAATTTGCAACTCACTTGCGTGTACCAGGTACACAGAGCGACGGCAACAGCACTCTTGTTGATGGCGACGTGTTTATTCAAACAACTACGCCAAACAGTGGTATGGATTTGCGTGTTAAAACATACAGTGGCTCTACTAAGGCATACGCCAATGTAGCATGTCCTGTTTATGCAGATTCTGATGCAGCATATGATGCAATTGGTGTTACTAACGTTGGTGCAGGCGATATTATTGCGTTAACCGGCGGTAGCGCAGCCACAGTTGAATTTAGAAAGCACGATGGTAGTACAAGTCTTGTAGCTACTGGTAGCGCACACGGTACAGTTGACGTACAAGGTGCTCGCACCATGGAAATCGTTTACAAAGGTGTTACAACCACAGTTAACTTTACTGCTTCTTTGAGCGGTTCGCAAGCTGCTTCCACAGTTGAAGACAGTGTTTTTGATATCAACAGTGCACTTTCTGGTGCTGGTGTATCGGAAGTAGTTGCGTCAGAAGGCGACAGCGACAATATCATACTAACATCCAGCACAGGCTACGACATCAAAGTTGTCAGCACTGCTCCAGACTTTGGTCCAAGCAGTATTGGCCTTGGTGCAGGCGGCGCAGGTGATGATACAGTTTACACTAACTGGACAGATTTGGTATACAAGGCAAGCAAGACGAAGCCAGCTGGTTCTTTAGCAGATGGCACATACTGGTATGATGCTAGCGTGTCTGTTGCTAATGTTGACTTGTTGGAA